GCTCTTCCGATCTCTGTTTCCAGCGCCGATGCGCGCGATTGGCGTCGGGCGCCGATCTCCGCCACCTTGCTCGCGCCAGGCGCCACGAGCGGGGCGACGACGCCAATACCGGATCCCAATAGGGTGGACAGGCCGATGGTGAGCGCGCTGTCCTCTGCAGTGCGCGTCTCCTCCGTTTCCTGCATGATGCCCTCGCCGACGGCCGCCCCTGCTGCTGCGGCTGTACCGCCTTCGATCGCGCCAGCGAGTATCTTGCCGCCCAGCGCTGCGCGCTTGGCGATCCCGACACCTGGTATAATGGTCGTCGGGTCCATCAGGACATCGATTCCGAGACCGACAGCGCTGGTCGTCAGGGACGTGCTGCTGAGCTGCTCCTGGCGCCATAGCTCACGATCGATGCGCTGCTTGACCTTCTCGGCTTCGGAGCGGTTGCGCACGCTGATAAATGACGACGCATAAGGCGCATATGGAGTTTCTTCGAGGCCGTCGAAGGGGTCATAACCGGGATCATCGACATGCGACACGGTCGGGTCGAACTTGTCGGCCAGCCAGCGCGAGACGCTTCCGAGCTTGCTGCCTTCCTCATATAGCGGGATGGCGTCGGATAGGGATGTCTGGCCCATGTAGAGATCGGGCTCCACCCGTGGGCGATCTCCTGAATAGTCGGGCTGAATAGCGTCGAGATTGAGTTCCGGCATCTCATAGCTTCCCGGGAAGAACGGGGGCGTTGGCTGCAACGGACAGCGCCGTTGGCGACGCGATAACCGGCGTGCCGATCACTGGTTTTCCGGCACGCCGTGCGCGCGCGGCTTCCACCGTGTCGGCACGCCGCCTCGCGTCCCTTTTGCCATCGGGCGATTGTTTCCAGTTTGGTTGCCAAGCCCTGACGCGACCTTGTGGGTCGGTAAGGGTTGTGATCGTGGCTTCGGGCTTCGCATTAGCCGGCGGCACGAGGATGGCGGCGTAGACGGGCCCAGCTTGGTTTCTGACAATTGTTGGATGAGGGATAAGCCTGAAACGGCTTTCAGCGTCCTCCATATGCAGCCCGTCCTTGAGCATTTCGCTGACAGCTTGCTCTCGAATCCAGACAGCATCGCGCTTCGCGTCGCCATATTTCCTGAAGAACAACTCCGGCGCATTTTTCATCATGCGCGGCCCTCCATTGACGTAGGACACCGCCCAGCTCTTTTTCAGAAGGGCGAGTGCGGCCTTGTTGGAAAGCGCCATATCGCCAGAACGAACATATTCCTGCTGACGAAGCCGCTCAAAATCCGCGATCAGCTGAGCACCGCCTGCGTTCTTTTCGTCCAGACCGGCGAGATCCGACGATGACACTTCGAATGCATCGGCGACGACGGCCTTCGCCGTGCGGCTCTGGTTTTGTGTGCCCGAAGTGTTCGCACGATACTGGGTTAACATCTCCTCGCGCCGCGCCTTCGGCACCTTTTCCATCTCGGCAACACGCTGTGCGGCGGCGGCCGGCGCCATGCCGAGGTCGACCATCTCGTTGAGCTGCACTCCGCGCGCAATATCCTCATCGGAAAAATCATTGAGGATGGCAGGATTGCGCTGCTGGATTGCATCAAGCAGCCGAGCCGCGCCGACCTGGGCGTCTGGATCGACCGCCCTAAGATTGCCCCGGATAGTCGAGGCCAGCGACGGCGGTACAAAGCCGACGCGAGTGACATAGTTCGTAGCGAAGGCCGTTACCTCTTCCGCCGTGCGAGGCTTGCTGAGGAACTGCTTCTGGGCATCGCGAAAATTGACGTCGACCAACTTCTTCGTCTTATCATCCTTGGGATCGAGGAAATCACCGCGGCCAATTCGATCAATAATCTCGGCCTGTTCGGCACGCGCGCGCTCGTCCTTCTCGATGTCGATGATCAGGCTGGCGCGCGACTGGGGGCTGATGCGGCCGGTGCGATATGCGTTATCGACATCACCCTTCGACAACTCGCCACGCGAGGCCTTGATCGCATAGTCGGATTCGAGCCTGTCCTGCTCCTCACCGCGCTCAGCGCGATAGACAGAATATCGGCGCTGAACTTCAGCCCGGGTGGCATCCCGCACCGCATCTGACGCGTCAGGCGGTAGCTGTGCATCGGCATATTCCAGGACTTCACCTAAGGTCGCACCATAGGCTTGGGCCGGGGATATGTTGCCAACCGTGCGCGGATCGACTCGCTTCCCGTCAACGGTCGCGCTCCAATGGAGATGCGGGCCTGTCGATCGGCCGGTGCTGCCGCTCTTGCCGAGCACATCACCGACCGCGACCTGATCGCCGACCTTGACATCTTGAGCGGCGAGATGGGCGTAACCCATCACGACACCGCCGCCATAGTCGACGCGAATCGACAGCCCGCCCCCATGCTTCTCATCGTTCCAGACCTGCGTGACACGGCCCGGCGCGGACGCCTGGACGGGTGTGCCTTCGGGCACGGCGAGATCAAGGCCGCCATGGACCTTTCCATTCGGCCGAGCATCGCCGAGGACGGATGTGACTCGGCCGGCAAGGGGAGGAGCGAATGTCGATACCAGAGGCGCGGTTTTGTCACCCCTCAGGAATGCGTCGGCATTATCGGCGATCACACCCGCTGTTTTCTGCCGCTTCTCCTGAGTAATCTTGGCCTGGAGCTTGATGGCATCGTCGGCGCCCATGCTGAGGCGGTTGGCCTCGTAATAGGCCTCGGCATCGTCCATTCGATCGTTCGCGATCAGATAGTCGGTGCGTTTCGCATGAAGGCCCTGATCATATTTCAGCCGCCGCGCTGCGCCTTCGGCCGGTGTGAAGGCGCCCTCCTTCTCGGCACCTGCGATCATATCCTCGTTCGACTGCCGAACCGCGGCGCGCTGCACCTCGTCGTCGGTCTCTGCGCCGAGGGTCAGGTTTTGGTCGAGGGATGTATCCACAAGGCCCGCGCGCGCCGAGAGACGTTTCTTGCGGGCTCCCTCGTAAATCTGGCCGGCGCCGCGCTCGAGCTCAACCCCGGCTTCGGCTTCGAACACCCGCCGGTCATATTTGTCGCCGAGTTTAGCAGCGGCATCGGCACGCGCCTTGATCATCCGTTCGCGAAAGCGCTTTTCGGCCGTCTCGTAGTCAGGATCGTCCTGCAGCTCGCGCTGCGCCTGTTGGCTGGCCGAAAGAATCTCGGCCTTGGCAGCACCATAGGCGAGGCGATCGGCCTTCTCGATACGATCCTTTCCGACCTCAGCGACGGTCTGTCCGAGGCGCTGGACCGCTACCGCAATTGCATCGGCGCCGGTATCGGACGGGATGGTCAGCCGCGCGCGAGGCATGGGGCGCGCACCGAGGTCACTTAGATCAGGAAGGCGCGCCATCAGCCATACTTCTCCTGCATTGAGGATCCTGCATCGAGCAGGCTCGCCGCGCCGTTGATGAAGCCAGCGATTTTCGCGTTCTTGCCGGCCTTTCGTCGCGCTCGTGCTTCCGCCTCATAGCCCCGCGCCTCGGTCTCGCCGCCGTACAATGCGACTGACGCGCGATAATCGCCCTCTGCGGCAATGTCGGCGAGCTGGTTTATCAACGTCGGATCATCGACACCGCCCCCTGACGCCGCGGCGATCGCGAGCCCCTTCGACTGCAGCAGTCGCGCCTGGCGCCGTTCCTCCATCGCCTCGCGCTGCGACATGGCGCGCGTCTGCCCGGCGTTAACATCAAGTTCGCGCGCCTGCTTCTTTAGGGCTTTCGACTGTGAAATACCGCCAAAAATTGAGCCGGCGCCCTTCAGCACCTTGCCGCCGATCGCCATCGCTTCAGCCATTACACACCACCTTCATATTGGTAGATCGCATCGCCCTCGTGGAGCGCCAGAAACCGGAAGCCGATACGCTTCAAGATATGGACGGACTGCCGCTCGCGACGTTCGCGCACCGCCAGCACAGGGCCCTGGCAGGTTTCGATCAGCACTTTCAGCCGTCGGATGAGCCGCATTATCGTCAGGCTGCGCAGGAATGGCCTCAGTCGGTCGGAGAACACCGAGAACACGCTGTGCGCCGGCCGGAGGAGGGCCAAGCCAATGATCCCCTCGACGCTGCCATCCAACTCGCACACCCATGCCCGCACAGATGCCGACAAACCCGGATAGAAGCGCGCAAGATCAGCAGCGGTGGCGGGACGGGACCGAAGCTGGTTCATAGTGCCATCATGCACGCGAGAAGCGTCGCAGGGCGGGGGGCTGCAGCTTTCAGGCACACCCGGCTGTCAGTGTCCCAAGTGCCGGCGAATGTGAACATCGGGCCGTCGAAGTCCTCGACGACGACATCCGGATCGACCCGAGCCCCATCATCGACCAGCGGAAGATCGTCCATGTAATCGAAGCTCGGCCCGTATTGGAGACCTTGCGGGTGAATGTCGCGTGCGATGATGCCCAATCGCGATATCTTCTGCTTTGTGCAGAGCAGCCCGGCGCCGTCTGGGACGATCGTGGCGAGCTTCGCCGATTTGAAGCGCGCTTCGTAATAGAGCCCGACGATGGCTTCTACATCGATGTCGATCGCACCGCCCGATACCGTGAACGTGCCAAGATCCCGCCCGCCACCCCAAGCTATGACCTCGCAGCCTTCAAGATGATCGAGCCCGCCGCCGCTGGTCGTCACGAAACTGTCGGCCTGCTTGTTGAGCGTTCCGCCGCGGCATTCGCTTTCCATGGCCCAGCGTTCATAATATCGGACTGTGGCGCCGTTGATGGTGCGCTGGACCAGATAGGTGACCTTGTCCTCCACGTCGCCTGGCTCGACGATCACGTCCTCGACGACGCCGTCGGTCTCATAATCGATCCAGCATTGGATTTCCTCGCGTTTGTCGAAGATCAGTATCGCGACCGAACCGTCCGAGCGGATGCAATGGATGCGCGTTTCGGGCTGAAACTGCACGGCGAGGCGCGTAATCTCAGGCTCGCCCACTTCGGGAACATGCTTGGCGAGATCATCGCTGGAATATTTGTAATCGTCACCCTGCGCGATCTCATAAAGGCGCGTCTTCGAGCGCTGAACATAAGCGCCGTTTTTGTCGATCAGCACACCAGCCGCCGTCGCCGATCCCTGACCGCAGCGCTTGATGTTAAAGTTCGTCGGCGTGACGATCTCTTCCAGCGAAGATGAGCGAACCGACCAGATATTACCGCCGGCACCGAGCACAAGCTGCTCAAGCGACATCATCCAATAGATGCGATCGACTGGGCCGGAACCGATGGAGCGCGAAATCGGACCGGATTCGCCTTCGACGGTATCATCGAAATTATCGAAGCTATCGGAGACCGAACCCCACACCCGGTCGCGGCCAGCCCACCAAAGACGTCCTTCATGGAAAGCGCCCGCCGAGGGGAAGCCCTGTTCGCCGGACCAATAGCTTTCCGCCCAGTCTGTGGTTGCCGTCAGATCGCCGAGGTCTGATAGCACCGAGCAGTTCGCGACGGTGTCCGAAGAGAGGGTGTCCACGCGGACGATGCCGGTCTGGCTGCCGCCAGGTGTCGAGATCGTAACTTCGGCGGTGCCCGAGGTGTAATCCCCCGCCTTGATGCCGAGCCGGTAATAGATGACCTGGTTGTCGAGCGTGTCGTCATAGCTGATCGACGTCGGCGCGGTGTAAGTGCCAGCAGTCGCATCCACCCATGCGCCGGGGTCTCCCACCGAATATTGCAGCGTGACGGTCGCGACGAAGGTGCCGGTGATGATGATCGCGAAAACGCGCGCGCCATCGACGCCGGTGATCCGGATTGGATCGGTATATTGATCAGCCGCGGTCAGATCTGCGCTCGCCTGCTGACCGGACTGGGTGAGACGGAACAGCGCGCCGACATGCCCGGTGGTGAAATAGCTTGCCGACGCGGTCAAATCGCACTGACTGCTGGTATTGTTCGGCGTCATCGCGATCGGGCCGGTGTTGTCGATTTTGAAGGGCCCGTTCTGGCTCTGGTACATCACGACCGACCAGCTATCGACGTCGCGCCGTTCGATGCGGCGTTGCCGGATGCCGGTGCAGGCAACGAATACGACGTCGCCCGACTGGTCCCAGCGAATATTGGCCAGGCTGGACGTGCTCCAAGGCGTCGCGACCTCCATCACCCCAGCAGGCGCAATGGTCACCGAATCCACGAGGGCGGGATATTTGGTGTAGGTGAACAGCTCGACATAGAAGTCGCCGGTTGGCGTGAAGGCTAGGCTATGCTGACCCTCATAGAGAGTGGTTTCCTCGACATACTGATCGCCGCCAGCGGTGGATCCGATCCGCAGCAGGAGCGGCCCGCGGTTGACCGCGATATTGACGGCATGGCGGACATTCGGGTCTGTGCAGGTCACGAGCTGGCGTCGGCGGGCGGCCGTGCTGCCATTGCCGAACAGGCCCATGAAGTTTGGCGCTACCCAAATCGATACCGAGCCAGCTTCGTCGGCATCGGTCCAACCCGTCAGGTTGGTGTCGAAGGTGCCATTGACGATCGCGGTCGACACGGCAGTCCTGCTGACCGGAATATCATCGACCCACACGCGCATGATCCCATCAGTCAACTCGAGCCGGGCGGTGTCGTCGACGGCATAGATGAAGGGGATGGCAACGGCGGGCAGATTGCTTCGCGATGCACCGATATAGCCAGTGCCAGGGCGAAGCATCATCGAACCGAGCGCGCGCGGCATCCAGTTCGTCATGACTTCGGCGGACAGGGAAGTGCGCTTGAAGTCGGTCCGGGCGAGAGCGAGCGGGGAGATCAGGCCGCGATTGAATGCCTGGAGCAGCGCCTTGGTCATATCGTCTCGCCATTCCAGCCGGACCGCCGGTGATTGGAGAAGCCCCGGCGCGATCGATTCCAGGTGCCTTCGGGCAGGAGCACCGTCGGCTTGTTCATCGCATCGAGCGATAGCGCCCGCTTTTTGGCGGTCGTGAAGGCCTTGTCGACGAAGAGCCGGGTCTTTTCGTCCTCGGTCAGGGTCGGCACGATCTCATTCGCGAGATCGGCTTCCACGAGATTCACGAAGCTCTCAGGCCAGAGCGAGAGGTCTGCGCCATAGGTGTCGCTGTTCGATACCCAGCGGACATAGATGGTGGGGATCGGCGCGTACCAATGCGCCCGCTCGTCGCTATATTCGAGCAGCGGTATCTTGAAGAACTCATCGATGCAGACCGCCGAGACACGGACCATGTCTTCGGGTTGCGTGAAGGCATAGCGGTAGCCGAAGTCCGGTTCGATATCCGGAGTGTATTCGATGCGGCCGGTCCGCATCGCGAAGGTCCACTGCCCCATCTGCAGGCAGCGCTTGACCGAGCCATCGTTGGCCCCATCGCCCCATGCATCATCGAGCAGGCGGCGGGGCTCACGGTTTTCGGTTAGAGACGCAAGGCGCCGTTCCTTACAGAGGCGAAGCGCGCCGTTGTAGAGGCTGAGCTGCGAGGTCATCTCACGGTGTCTCCAGGGCGGCGATACGATCGCTCAGGGACGAAATATCGATCACGATGCCGTCGATCGTGACGAAGACGCTGCCGATGTCCGCGTCACCGATGTTGCTTTCCAGCGTCTCGACGGTGGTGCCGATCGTCTCGACCGATGCTTCCAAAGCCGACACGCGAGAAGCCTCCGCCTGCTGCTCGGAGAGTGCGTGCAGCAGGCGGGTTTTCAGGCTGGGCATGTCAGCGGGTGATCGTCTTCTCGTAATCGCGCGCGAACTTCATCGCGTCGATCTTGTCGGCGAACCCGTCCTTGATCAGCATGCTGTCCGACAGACGGATAACGCTGAACTTGGCGGTTGGCCCGCGCCACTTCACCTCGACTAGCGTCAGATCGCCACCGGGCTCATCAGCGGCGGCGCCATCCTGTTCCATGAAGTGGATGATGTGCATGCGGACGGCGCCAGCGCTGGACGACATCACGAGCAGATCGGCCCATTTCTGGCCATGCTCCCAACGCGCCTCGACGCGATCGCCGGCCTTCATCTTGGCGGCCTCATGCGACCAAAAGCTGGGGCGTTCGAGATCCTCACGCTCGGCATCGGCAGGGAGATCGAGCGCCCAGAAGTTACGGCGATTATCGGCAGGGAACAGGCTTCCGGCTCGCGCTCGCAGCGTGCGGGCGGGAGCTTCGGCGGTTTCCGTCGTCATATTCATTTTCCTTTATATTGTGGTGGGGATGGCGAGGGATCAGTCCTCGCCGCGGATCATCTTGCGGCCATCATTGACGCGCTCGAGCGACGCGATGCGCTTCTTGAGATCGTCGAAGTCGGCCTGGCTCACGCCCGAT